ATTTCGTCCTTTATCGTGATTTGTGTTGTTTGACAATCAGAAAAGGCTCTGAAGCATATAGTCTGGTATTTAAGATTAACCATTGCGATTATATCTATTTGATTTTTATTATAATGTCTTCCTGTTTTTGTTCTACCTTTGCGAATATCAAATCGCCAGTTCTCTCTTCTCTCTTCTATATGAGTAACTGTTTTGACTTGGCATCTATAAAGTTTGTGTTTCCACTCAAAGATTACATCGGCATGGGATGTATGAGGCATTACTGTAACGGTGTCTGATTCTCTCGCCAGAACTGAGCAGGTTAAGTATTCTCCACTCCTACCTATCCTCTCCGTATCTCGTGGCATGGTATGTCATGTTATTTGAAAAGGTCATTCAACAATTCTGTCCCTTGTGGCACGGATGATCTTATAGCACTTCTATTAGCTGTGTTTTGTAATAAATTATTTATATATTCATCTCTTTGAGCTTGAGTCATTGCTTGAAATATTTGTTGCTGCCTATTAGGATTTTGATTTAAAAATACATCTAACAAAGCATTTCTCTGTTTTCCTTCTGGGTCAAAAACTGCATCTCTTACTCTGCTAACTGTAGCCTCTTGACCTCTTAAACCAGCAGAACTTCCTGGGTCTCTAAAACCAACAATAGCATCTGTCAAAGCTGTAAGCCTATCACCAGCATCGGTAAGTTTTTCAGCCGAGTTTGAACCACCAAGAACTGTTTGTGCTGTTTGAGCAATCTTACTCTCTCTTATCAATCTTCTTAAAAAGACTTCTTTGGCTTCTTCATTTCCAACAAATAATATATCTATTTTATTTCTTACATTAGGTGAGTCTAATAATTTTTTTGCTAAATCTATATTATCTCCAATACTATTTATTTCATCTGTAAGTTCTTTAAATACACCAAGTCTAAAAGCATCCCTTTCAACCTCATTCTTAAGATTCTCAAATGCTGTTTTAAAAAACTTAGACTTAACAGATTTTTTTTGTAATTTTGGAGCCAATTCATAAGCCTTAATTAAATCAAATCTATCTGAAGCATTATTTAAAACAGTAACATATTCATTTCCATCTACAGATTCTTTTAGTAAATCTCTAAAATTATTAGCGATTTTTCTTCTATTTTGCACAACAGGAGGTGGTATTTTTTCTGAACCAACGCTAGAAGTTTTTAAGTTATAAGTTTTGCTGTCAGCAGCTCTTTTAATTAAATCTAAAAATTCTAAAGGTAAATTTTTTGTTACCCCAACTATTTTGCCCTCTTCTTTTATAAACAAATTTTTAAAATCTGGTATATCTATAGGACTTCTTTTGTCTGCACTAAGTTTTTCTAAAAACTCTTCTTTAGCTTCTTTATATGCTTTTTGTAAAATTGGCTGTTCTAAATATTTATATAGTTCTAAATTATCAACTGCTATATTTTTATCATACGCCTGTCTATACAAAGGGTCTAAATTTTTTTGTGCAGCTTCTTCAATTTCTTTAATTTCATCTTGTAGATTTATTCCTTTGGTTTGAATTGTTCTATCAGAAGCTCCCTCTATAGACTTTGCAACCCTAGTTGATTGTATGTTAGAAGTATTACCCTCAATCATATCTGTAGCTTTACCCTCTACGCTACCAGAGCCTCTTTCTGTTAAGGTATTTGAAATTCTTGAGCCTGGAGTATTAATATTTAATCCTCTTAACTTTCTTCTTACAGCAGCTCCACCATAGTCAGCTAATATTTCTACTGGAGTAATTCCCTCTAACTTATCTGCTGAAATATTTTTTTGTATTTGTTGAATTACTGTATTTGCATCTATTTCATCTCTTGAAAAAGCATCACTAATATTTCTAACTGCCATAAGCTCTTCTTTTGTAAAGATAGGTGAGCTAGATGTAAATTTTTTATAAGTTTTTGTAATAGGGTCGTATATTACTTTTTTACCACCAGCTATAGTTAAAGGTATTGCAGTTCCAAGCATTCCACCAACAACACCGCCAGTTGCAGCTCCAGTTGCTTTGTCTTTAACAGTTCCAAGTAGAGTATCTGAATCAGACTCATTATAAGCAGCTCCACCAAACAATCCTTGAGCACCGCCCATTTTAAAACCTTCGAAAGTTTTTTGTGTTAATGTTGAGCCTGGCTTTGTGATACCACCAGCTAATAGTCTAGAGCTGTCTAATACATTTTTTGTTTTGGCTGCTAAAGGAACCAGCCTTGCACTTGTGGCTGCTGTAGTTGCTGGCAAAGACGTACCACCAGTAAAAGGTGTTAGTAAAGCTGAAACTGCGATTGGTGCTGCTGAACCAACAATATTAGCTGTAAGTGCTGCTCCTGGATATTGGCTTTGAAACTCTTCGTAATCTTTTCGTTTTTTATCAACTCTTCTTTTGAAAGCGTCTCCAAATTCTTGGTCTGTAAATATTGTCTTTGGTAAATTTACTAATTCAGAAAATGCTCCACCGATTTCATCTGAAGAGCCAATGGTTAAACCCTGTACACCTTGATCTACTAAACCTTGAGCATATTTAAGGTTTGACATAGGTGCTACATTTTTATTCTTTATTGATATAGCTTTTTTTAATATATCTTGTTGTTCTTTTTTTTCTAGTTCAAAAAAGTTATCAGGTACTTGCAAATCGCCATATTTTGTTTCAACAGTTTTTGACATATTTATTTCTTTTCCGTAAACTCAATTTCTTCTTCAAAGTAAGAAGGTTCTACTTGTCCAAGATTTATACCTGATGTGTCTATTAAATAACCAGCATAAATTATATTTGGGTCTAATCCCAAAGCATTATATTTAACTCTTGAGCCATCAAGGAAATCATTATATCCTTTAACAGTTAGCCTGGTAGCTTCGGCAGAGATATTACGCAGCTGTGCTTTTACTTCATCAGTCATCCCCGCTCCTCTTGTTTTTTCATAAGTCTGTTCTATGTTTTTTAAGAATCCTTGCATTTCTTGGAATGTATTGACCTCTTCAGACTTAACAACAGACCCATCTAAATTCTTTAGATAAAATACTAAAGCAGTATATGCTCCTGTTCCAGAATCAGAATTTAGTGCAGTATCTAATTTTTGAAAATTTAAAACATTATTTTTTACAGGACTATATTGTTTTTCAATTTTATTGCCCTCACTTAATATTATACTTGTAAAGTCTTTTGGTGTTGTAGGTTTGCCAATTTCTAAAAACTTTAATCCTTGGTCTAAATAACCTTCATCAATATATTTTTGGCCAATTGCTCGATAATATTCTTGATTGTTGTTGTAACTGCTTCTTTGTACCTGTTTTGGTATTGACATAAATTCAGCTTGTTCTTGCTTCTGTTCGATTTCTTTTAATCTTGCTTGTTCTTCAGCTCTTCTATTAGCCAGTCTATTTGAATACAAAGCTACACCTTGAGTATTACCAGACTTGTTAGCATTAACCATACGAAGTGTATCGGCAAAGTTTTGTAGCTTTAAAGATTGTTCAGCTCTTTTTCTTTTTGCCTCATCTTCTTCAGCTTGTTTTGCCCTAGCATCAAAAGTGGGACTTATATTTAAGCCAAGTGAGCCTGTAGGATTGTTGTTTATTCCTAATCCTGCTTGTTGTAGTAATCCCATTGGGTTATTAAAATCTCTTATTGCCATTATTTAAGTTCCTGATGGTGGAAAGAAGCCTCGGAACTGGTCATAGATGCTTACTGCATCACCAATTCTACCACCCATACCTTGCTTGTTAGTAGTTGTTTGACCTGCACCAGGATTCATTCCAAAGACTGAATTTGATAATAAACCAAGTTGTTCTGGGCCATAGTTTAATGCTCTCGTAAACTCGTTGTAACCAGCATCCATTCCAGCTTGTTGTAGAGCTTGTGCTGATCTTCCTTGGCTACCAAGTAAACCTAAGTTTCTGTACTGGTCGCTTATTTGTCCACCTAATAAACCAGATTGGAATTGTCTGTTTTGCATATCTCTGCTCATGTCTTGTCCAGCTAAACCTGTAGCTCTATCAAAGCCTTGTGAACGTAAACTAGATGCAAGATTACCAGCTCTATCTGCAAAGTTTCTGTTTGTTTCTGATTCTAATAATGCTGAACGTGAACCACCAAATGCACCTCTGCCGATTGCTGCATCTTGGTCGCTTTGTATTTGCATTTGTCTTGCTCGGTTTAAATCACCAAGTGAGTTATCGATAACTTGTTGTTGAAACGGATTTTGATATGCGCCTATATTTGCATCTAATAAACTTGGTGCTGATTGGTTTGCTAAAGTATTAATTCTATCTCTTGGATTGAAACCCATAGATTGATTAAACAGCCCTCTTGTTGCATCAAATCCTTGTAATTGGTCTGGATTAAATCCAGCTACTCTAGGGCCAGTGTAAGGAACAAAAGGTTGGTTAGCTACACCTTTAGCTCTATTATATAAATCATCGTAACGAGCCTGTGTCGCTGGATCAGTATTTGTTACAGTTGTATCACCGCCACTTTTTGAGGCGCTGTATAAGCCTACTGCTGCTGGTATGATTGTTTCCATTCCCATAATTATAATTCCTTCTTGACTATATATTCTTGTTCAAAACCAAGATGTTTAAGTTTTCTTATCCAACCTTTACGACCACCGCCATAAAGATATTTACATTCACAATTTTTTGCAAATTCTTCGATGCTTGGAAACATATCTTCTAGTTCTTTGTAGTCTCCACCACACAAAAATAAATTTAAAACTCTGTATTTAGGAAACTCACCAAAGCTAGATATGTAAAAAGCATCCTTACTAGGCCATATATGAAACATTCCTTGGCCTATTTTTTCTTTAATATCACTTAGATTATACCTATCTTGGTGCTTTAATGCACTAATAATATGATGCTCTAACCTTTCAAACTCTACTTCCCAGTCTTCTTTAGACTGTTGTGGAGGTGGAGAGTGTTCCGTTGTCTGCGACACTAACCTTATATTTTGTTCCATTTGGACTCACCAATACTAACTCGGTAGCATCGCCACCATTTATTTGTATTCTTTCACCTTTGTTAAAAGTAATACCTGTTTGATATTCTACTTCTGATATTAAATAATTTAAGTAATTTGTATCAAAGCTTTCACCTGGTCTTGTAAGTGTTTTTCTTGCCACTATCTACGACCTCTGTTTCTTAAATCTAATCGTATATTACCAACCTGAAATTGTTGATTGGTTGTGCCAGTAACTTTCATACGAACTTGTCTGGCTGTAAATCTTGCATCGGTGTAACCATCACTATTAAAAGTAAAGTTACCAAAGTTTGTTTCTGCTCCGAGTGGTGTAAACCTTCCTGTAAAACTTATAGTTACACCAGGTAATGTATTTGCTTCTTCATCGGGTAGTATTTGATTACATTGCACATAGCTGTCACCGTTACCTATTTCGATAGGTCCTGATTGTGCGTAGGGTACTGCATCACCTAAATTTTCTGAATTGTTTAATGTTGTGCTATCGTGCTGATAAACATTACCAAGTGAATCACATGCAATCGGATAATCGAAGACACCTTGATCTATCCAACATCCTCTATCCATTTGACCTATTGACCAAACATTATCGACATAATTCCATATCACATATTTGTTTGGTGTTTGCTGTGCGTCTCCTGTTGGGAAAAACCACCATATCTCATTAAAGTTAGAGTTATGACCACCGCAAGAAATACGTCTATATTGATAGGTAAGATTATCAAAAACGGTATCACTTACATCACACTTAATTTCTTTAACCGAACCATCAAATACAAAGAAAGAGTTTTCACCCATCCATGCTAAGAAGTTACCAGCAGTAACAGTTGTTCTTGGACTTACAGCTTTACAGTTAGTACCAGCATCTTGTATGCCGTATATAAAAGGAGAGCCTGTGTAATACATTCTTGCAATACCTGTATCGGTAAAGATGATGACATCTGTTTGCCATTTAATAGCACTTAATGCTGTACCGCCTGTTGGTATTTGTAAATCACCAGCAGTGTTCGTTGCTGCGGCTGTCCATGTAGTGCTTGATTCTCTGGATGACCATTGTACCTTTCTTGGGTCTCCCCCTGCTCCTAGAGCCACGACATGACGTTCATTGGTTACTAAAATACTAGAACAGTTAATAGGAGAATTTGTTAGTTGCACTCCTATTGCGGAAGGTGAAGATGGCGACCATTTATAAATCTTGCCATCACTTGCACAGCAGAAAAGTAAGTCTTCGCCAAAGTTATCAAACGACCATGACTTAGAATCAAAGAATAATCCAGACTGTGACCTGGCATCACCGTAATCTTCTACATCATAGTGATATGCACCATAGCCAAGTGGGTCTTGTGATTGATCGGAAACAAAACCAGAAGGAGTTATGTCATACCAAGTTCCGTCATGGTTAACAAAAATCTTTTGTCTTGTTCCTACTGCTAAAACTTTTTTATTAGAATTAGTAATGTACGCAAACATTCCTGTAGGTGTACCTGTTAAAGCTGTATCTCTTATTTTTTCCCAACCACCAATAGGTCGTAAATAACCATTTTGAAAACGAACTAAATCGCTGTCAACCCAGCGACCTTTGTTACTGTAATCAGTTCCGTTAGTTGCAACACCAGCGGGAGGGGTGACTGGCAACAATGGCATATTAATTCTCCAATGCGTTAACTTTTTCTTCTAAAGTTTCTATTTTTGTTATTGCTTCTTGTAATGCTTTGGTAAGAAGAGGTACAAGTTTGCTTTGGTCAATGCTTTGATATTCTGGATTACCTTCATCATTAACTGCATCTTTTTGACCTGAAATAGCTTCAGGAACTATGTCTTGTACTTCGTGTGCAAGAAAACCATCAACTGTTGTATCTGCATCTGCTATAAAATTAAACCTAGCTGGTTTTAATTGTGCAACTCTGTCAAGAGCAGTAAAGTTATAATCTACATTTTCTTTTAATCTGTAGTCTGAGCTTGTGGTGTAGGAAGTTGTAGAGGAATTAGCTATAATCGCACCAACCTGAGTAAGACCGCCTGAAGTTGTAAAAATAAAAGGAGTGTAAGCTCCTGTTCCAGAGGTATTAGTAATTATTGAGGTTACTCCTCCGTTAGGAGTATTCATTAATAAATTTTTATTTGAACCTGTTGCCAAAATTCTTACTTTATATCCTGAATCTACAGCAGTACCTATCAACACGTTACCAGAACTATTAAGACGCATTGTTTCATTTGAACCAAAATTACGTGTGAAAATAGTAGAGCCTGTGTTTGTTTGTATAATTAAGTTAGCACTACCACCAGTATAAATAGACTTAGTAGAAGTTCCAAAATATAAATTTCCTTCAACATGAAGCTTATCAGCAGGAGCATTCGTTCCAATCCCAACATTACCAGATGAATCAATAGACATCCTTGTTGCTGCTGCGGTACTATCATAAATACCAAAAGTGCTACCTGCTGATAAAGCCCAGTTTCTTGTAGCGTTATTTAAAGTAACGAAAGTATAAGCACCTGTTGATGCAAACTTTGCCACATCAGTAGAACTAGAATTAACGTGAAGTGTATTAGAGGGTTGATTCGTTCCAATTCCAACATTTCCAGATGGACTAATTCTCATTGACTCTGAAACAGTACCAGATACATTTGTTGTTAAAATATTTAAACCTTGTCCTGCTGAATTATCTCTTTGTGTTTGAAAGCCAACATAAGATGCTGTGCTTGTATCTACAC